CTGTTCGCTTTCATGGTCTGAATAATTTGCTCCCTGTCCTCTCTGGTAACAAGCGGTTCATGTACGTTTTGATGTACCGTCCATTCATCGGGAGAGGTTCGATGACATTTTTCAGCCTTATAAAGAGCCTGCTTGATTCTTCCGACACACACATCGCCTACATATCCGGGATGGGAGAGGATTTTATAAACGGTATCAGCTCGCCACTCCGCAGGTTTTACTTCTTTGCCTGCTTTCTGATTTCTGCTTTGTCCCGGTGTCATGGCACCGATCAAATCCAAGCGTTTACCGATCTCTTTTACCGATACACCAAGTCTCGACCATGCGAATATGGCTCTGACAGTCGGTGCGTTTTCTTCGTCAAGCACAAACCTCTTTTTATCCTCGGAATGGTCATAACCAAAAGGTGCTGTACCCATAGGCATAGAATCTTCTTTGTTCTTTATAACCTCTCTGGAAGCACAGATTTTCTTGGATATATCCTTTGCGTACATGGCATTTACCATGTTCTTGATCGGCACGGCAAGACTGCTCCGATCTTCTTCCCGGATGCTGTCAAAATCGTCCGTCACGGCGATGAAGCGTACATTCAGATGCGGAAATAACGTTTCAATGTAATAACCGGTTTCCAGATAATCACGTCCGAAACGGGATAAATCCTTGACTACGATACATTCGATTTTGCCGCTTCGCACATCATCCATCAAACGGACAAACTCCGGTCTGTCAAAATTCGTTCCCGAATAGCCGTTGTCAGAGTAGCTGTCCTCAAACTGTAAATCCTCATGCTCGTTAATAAACTGATACAGCATGGACATCTGCGTTTGCAGAGATTCGTCTGTCTCGTTCTCAACCGACAATCTGCCGTATGCCGCAGTTCTGAGCAGATTTTCTTTCTTCTTTGTTTGTATATTGGCTATAACAGCCGTACTAACCGCAGTATCGTTCTGCGCTCGTCTGCTTTTTCGTGCCATCACCACACCTCCGTTTCATGTATGGGAAGCATATCCCGCCATCTTGTATGTTTGACAGGTAAAACCACTTCCACAGTTTCCAAATTCTCAATCAGAACCTTATCAATCCATTTTCGGATTTCCTCTTTGGTCAGCTTATCGGGAATTTTTATGTTCCCATAGAACACCATCCAGGGATTACGATCGCTGAACGCCAGCTCCAGCTCGTCCACCTGCGTCATAAGACTTTTGAATGCCGCTTCTTTTTCGATAAGTTCGGCATTGATCTGCTCCCGATACTGTCTGTATTCTTCCTCGGTTATCTCTCCCGCTTCGCTCATGCAGTAATAGTGCAGATGTACTTTTTCAAGCTCTGCCATTTCCTCAAAAAGCGTTCTTGCCTGTTCTGCAAATATCGCTTTTCGTCTCTGCTTTTCAGACTGACCTGCATCCGATGCAACCCATTCTTTTGTAAGCTCGATCTTTTTCTGTTCCAAGCGAAGCTGCTCGACAGTTTGCTCCATGACATAATCATAGCGGATTGTTTTTCTCTGCCAGAAGTCCATGCCGAATGTTTGATAAGGATTCTCTGTACGGTGCAATCTGCACACTACGGTTGCGCCCGTTGTCTTATCGAATATCTGCTTGACAAACGCATTGTCGGATTTCATCACAGGTGGATGGTTTTTCTGCACAGTGCTTCTGCTCTCAACAATTTTGGCGGCACGGTCAAACAGTTCTTTTTCGACAATAGGCGGCGTTTCGATTTTGGTTCTCTCGCCATCCATGATCTTGTACCAATACCCGATATATGCCGTGTTATCAATCACTCGCTTTACCGAACCGGGCGACCAATGGGATTTAACCTCACCACGTTTCTTTTGGCTGACACGGACAAGGTGCATCATCGGAGAATCGATTTTATTCTCGTTAAGGTAATCGGCTACCTCTCTGAAAAGTTTCTTATCATCGGCAACCATGTGGAAGATCTTACGAATAATCGGTACAACTTCTTCATCAATGACAAAACCTTTTCGTTCCTCGTTCAGCAGATACCCATACTTTTCATCATGTACGGAAAGATACCCCTGCGCCTGTTCTGCTCTGGTTCTGCTGTACAGCACACCGCCGATATAGGCGTTACGCTTTTTCTTGAAATATGCCGCTGCTTCCTCATAGGTCAAAGTCAGACTGCACACGTTATCCTCAACTACGGCGAAATGGATGCCTGCAGGTAAGAAGCTCTTTAACAGGACATCTTCTGCATAAGAAACATTGGAACCGCAACGCAAAAGCGAATCGACCACAACCATATCGAATTTACGACTGACACCATCGTTCTGCATCATGCGGAACGCATCATCCGCTTCGGTATCCTGCTTGCGGTCTGCGTACTTCTGTACAAGCTCCCATCCGTTCTGTTTGATATACTTTTGGATTCTGTCATTCTGCTGACGGATAATATCGGACGGAATATTCTTTTCCGGTACGCAGGAAACATATCTCGCATAACTCGCACATCTCATACAACCGCCACCTCTCTTTCTGCAAATTCTTCACAGAGAGAAGATGCCATTTCAAGCATTTCCTGAATTTCATCCTCATAGTGAAAATGAATTTCTACCGTGTCGGTATCGTACACCACAATACTTGCGATCAAGGAAGCAATCAATTTACGATCCAGTTCGCTGACGTTCCGATATTCTCTGAATGTTTCCATCCAGGGACGGCTATTATTTTCACGTGATAAGAGCTTTTCCCGTTTGGCAATCAGTTCCTCTTGTGCTGTCTTGGCGGAATTGATTTTATCGGTAAATCTGGTATTGATGTCCTTAAACTCGTCACGGCTAACAACGCCGTCCGTCATATCCTTATATACCTTTGATTTCAAATCCTTGTATCGCTCAATCTCCGCTTCAAGTGCCGCAATCTGTGTATCCACACTTTTCACACCAAGCTGCTGTGTCGGAAGTTCATCTATTGCAGACAAGATTCTGTCAGCTTCTACAAGCAATCTGATCTGGTGCTGAATCACCGCAAGCACGTTTGTCATGAGCTTGGCTTCGCTGATGTTGTGCGAGGTGCATCCGTCCCCACGCTTGTATGTAGAGCAATAATAGTAATTGTAGGGTTTGTCCTTTTTGACAACCGTGCGGCGAATCATATTCTGACCGCAATCACCGCAACGGAGAAATCCCGACAAGGTATAAACACTGTCCGAAGAAGGGGCGGTTCTGGTGTCCAGTTCGGTCAATCTCTGTACGATCTCGAAAATCGGTTTTGGGATGATTGCTTCGTGTGTTTCTTGAACCCGTATCCAGCTTGCTTCATCAACGGGTCTGGACTGCTTGACCTTGTAATTGATTTTACGATTTTTGCCCTGTACCATCGTTCCGATGTAAAGCTCGTTTCTTAAAATACGGTTGACCGTGACAATCGACCATTTCGGTTTTCTGCCGGAACGGAAACCGCTGTTGAAATTGAAACCGCACATTCTTTTGTATTCAAGAGGTGGAGCAACCTGCATTTCTTCCAATCTTTCGCTGATACGCTGTGCAGAAAATCCATTGAGCTTCAGTCCGAAAATGGTTCTCACGATTTCTGCGGCTGCTTCATCAATGATAAGGTGGTTCTTATCATTGGGGTCTTTGAGATACCCGTAAGCGGCGAAACTGCCGATAAACTTTCCGTTCTTTCTTTTCACATCAAGCTGACTGCGGATTTTGATAGAAATGTCTCTGCAGTAGGCATCGTTAATCAGGTTCTTAAACGGAATGACGATCTGATCTGCATCACCGGATTCGTCTGCGCTGTCATAATGGTCATTGATCGCTATGAAGCGAACACCGAGAAACGGAAAAATCTTTTCAAGGTATCTTCCGGTTTCAATGTAGTTTCGTCCAAGACGGGATAAGTCCTTAACGATAATGCAGTTGATTTTCTTCTTTTTTACATCTTCCATCATCCGCTGAAAATTCGGACGATCAAAATTCGTTCCGCTGTATCCGTCATCCGTGTACTCGGACACGATGCGGATACCTCTTTGTGCGGCGTAGTCCGCAATCAAATCCTTTTGGTTGCGGATGCTGTCGCTTTCCATTTTGTCCCCATCTTCACGGGACAGACGGCTGTAGCTTGCCGCCTTTACTTCGTTTTCCTTATAAAAAAACATAAAGCCACTGACCTCCTAATTTACTGCCCTATGGCATAGTAAACCAAGAAATCAATGGCTTCTTTGATTGCACAAGATGCGTGATGCAACTTGATATTATTTTGACCCACCGATATTATAACACATTTCCTCGATTTATGCCATAGGTTTTTACAAAAAATTCGTCTGTTCACAAAAAAGATTCAATTATCGTTTTCTGCGAACATGGTTGCTTTGATGCAATCCTCCAAGCTCTGCTTTCCGACAAATCGTGTTTTTACCACCATGCCGTTGCAGAGATAGCAGTACGGATTGCCGATCTGCTGTACAAAATCCATCATACGTTCCGTGTCGGGAAGATCTGTGTTGATCTTTACATCCTTGATGTCAACCAAACTTTTCCGATCTACGGTGCGAATATCAACCTCTTTCATTTTTGCAATTTCCTCTCCGGTGAATTTTCTTTTCGGGGTTTCTTTCTTCATAAGCAGTTCCTCACTTTGTTTAGGTTTTCACCTAACCCATCGTGGAAACGGCTTTTGCAAGGTAGGAACGA